ATAAATGAAAGTTGGATAGGCAGTAGTAACAAACGAATACTAAGACGTACAATAGAACATATTGAAAATAATGCATTTCATGATACCTTTTTTGTCATACAATTATCAGATTGGTTCAGAGACGAATGGTATGATGCAGAATTTGATACCTGGATTGGAATGTGTAAAAATGATGTTGTTTTAGATGATATGTCATATAATAGAAGTGATATAGATCAAGAAGAACTTAATAAGAAAGTTAAAAGTTTTATACACCATTCATTATTGCACAGAACAATTAAATCAGTAGAACAGGAAACATTTAATTTAATTAATACAGCAATAGCATATTTTAACCAACATGATGTAAAATATTTATTTACAGGCATGAGTTCTAGATGTATGCCTCACGAAAACAATGTTGATATTATAGTACCAGGTAATTTTATAAAACCTATAAGTATTATTGCAGGAAATAATATTATTAGTACAAGTGATAGTCATCCAGACGATGCAGGGCATAAACTATTTGCTAGATATATAACAAATGAGATAAAGAATTATGAGCGATATTAAAGAGTACAACGAAGAAACACAGGAACTATTTTTAAGATTTTTACTTAGCGACAACGACTTATTTGCTAGATGTCAAAACATAGTTAAGCCTGAGTTTTTCAATTTAAAATATAGAAAAGCAGTAGATCTTTTCATTAGTCATAGTGTAAGTCATAATGCTATCCCTACGCCTGAACAAGTTAGTGCAGTAGCAGGCGTAAAACTAGAACCTATTCCAAATGTAACCCCTGATCATCACAACTGGTTTATGAATGAGTTCGAGACATTCTGCAGACACAAAGCATTAGAAAAAGCAATTATTGAAAGCACAGACTTGTTAGAAAAACAAGACTATGGTACTGTGGAAAATAAAATTAAAGAAGCAAGTCAAGTTGGGCTAGTAAAAGACTTAGGACTAGACTATTTTGAAAATCCTAAAGAAAGACTTGAATGGATCAAAGCACAGGCCGGTGCTATTAGCACAGGCTGGAAAGCAATAGATCAAAAACTATATGGTGGCGTTAATAGAGGAGAAATGTCAATATTTGCAGGAGGTTCAGGAGCGGGTAAAAGTTTATTCTTACAGAATTTTGCTGTTAATTGGGTACTTGCAGGATATAATGTAGTTTATATTAGTTTAGAACTTAGTGAGCAACTTATTAGTATGAGACTAGACAGTATGGTTTCCGGCTATGGCGTGAAAGAAGTTATGAAAAACATCAGTGATGTAGATCTAAAAGTTCGTATGAAAGCCAAAGGTGCAGGTAGACTTAGAGTAAAACAGATGCCTAATGGTGTTACAACAAATGATCTAAGAACATTTTTACGTGAATATGAAATATCCTGTGGTGAAAAAGTAGATTGTTTACTTGTAGATTATCTAGATTTGATGATGCCTATAAGTGCAAAAGTAAGTGGCAGTGATTTGTTTATCAAAGACAAATATGTATCTGAAGAATTGCGTAATTTAGCAGTAGAAAGAGACTTATTATTTGTTACAGCATCGCAGTTAAATAGAGGTGCAGTAGAAGAAATAGAATTTGATCATCACCACATAGCAGGTGGTATCAGTAAAGTACAAACAGCAGACAATGTTGTAGGGATATTTACTTCAAATGCTATGCGAGAAAAAGGCAGATATCAGATACAGTTTATGAAAACACGTTCTAGTAGTGGTGTTGGTACTAAAGTAGATTTAAGATTTGATCCTGACACACTAAGAATAGAAGACTTACAAGACGGTGACGAAGATGCAATGACTATTACTACTGGCTCACTAGTAGATCAACTTAAACGTAACAATAGTATTAAAGCAGACGAACCTGAAGCACAAGATACAGTTAGCCAAGCAATGAATATGCGTGAGTTCTTGAAAAAGAATGACTTATAATGATAAATAGCATTATACGTTTTTATTTGGAGAAGCGGTGAGAAGAAGTATATTAGAAGAACTTAATCAGATATCTGTAGATAGAGACAGAGATCATGTTGTTTCTAATAGGGGAGAGCATGTAATAAATAGTGCAATCAATCTTATCGAGCAAATAGAAGAATACTATGATGAATCAACTGCTAAAGATCTAACAAACAGAATTATCAATAGTATTAAAGGTCGAGACGGCAAAAAATTCTCCAGAGGTATTACAAAGATTATAAAAGAATCTCAAAGAGAAAAAGAAAATGTTGATAAATGAAATCATTAAAGGTATTAAAGAAGCACCACAAGGTTTAAATCGTAAAGAAAAAACCAAAGATGACATAAGAGATGGTTCAACTCTGTCAGTAAATGGTAGAACATACGAATGGGATAAAACAAATAATGCCTGGTACAGTCATAATGATGGGGATTATGTTAGACCCGGTTCTGAATCTGATTATAGACTAACCATGCAAACCCTCAAAATGGTAAACCCACAGTCTAAAATCTCTTTAAATCCTTTTAAATTAGTAAAGGATTTAGCAGGAGCAGGTGCAAAAAGACTTGGATTAAAAGGTATAGGTAAACAAACTCGAAGTGATCCGAAGGCAAGTGTAATGAAAAAAACAGGCACGGTGATAGGCGGAGCAATTGGAAGAGGTATAGATAAAATTGCTGGTACTGGTGGGTTTAAAAATAATAGACGTGTAAAATTTGATGAACCAAAGAACTCGCCTATAACTTTTGGTCAGCCTAAGAATTCTGCTGAGCCTAAGCCAAAAAACTCAAACGTAGTAAATTTAGACAAGAAACGTAAAAAATCAAGTATTTTAATGCCAGGTGATCCTGACTTTAGAAAATAGCACAAATGAAATTCAACGAAATTTCACAAGGATATGTCACTGAACTTATACTTGAAGCAGTAGGCAAAAACACTCATCTCGAGCATCTCGAAGATCATATTTTTAATAAAGGCTTTGAAGGAGCCAAAGAAGCAATAAATTATCTATCTAGTCTACACGAAATGCTGGAAGGAAATTCTAAAACTCCTATCAGCATGACAACAAAATGGGATGGTGCTCCGGCAATCATTGCAGGCAGAGATCCAGAAACTGGTAAATTTTTTGTAGGCACTAAAGGAGTGTTTGCTACTAGAAAGCCTAAAATAAACTTTACAGAAAAAGACATAGATGAAAATCATCCTGCAGAAGGCTTACGAGACAAATTAAAACTTGCATTAAGGACTTTGAGCAAACTGAATTGGAATACAGTTGCACAAGGTGATATGTTATTTTCTAAAGAAGATTTGCAAAAAACAAATATAGACGGTGAAGAAGTTCTACTATTTAAACCCAACACAATAGTTTATGCAGTCCCTACTAATAGTGATTTAGCAAAAGAAATTGCTAGTGCAGATATAGGCATTGTATGGCACACAGAGTATGTAGGTGGACCTACACTTGCAGATACACGAGCCAAATTTGGTTTTAATGCTGATGTATTAGGTAATAGTAAAAGTGTATGGCATAGAGATGCTATAATAAAAAATTTAAGCGGCATAGTTACATTCACAAAAGAAGAAAGTATTGATGTACTAAATGCAATTAATTCTGCAACAGCATATATGAAAAGTATAGACTCTAGTACATTTAATTGGTTAGAACAAGGAAATGAATTAATAGGTAAAGATTTTTTACAACAATTAAAGGCTCATGTAAATAACAATATTAGAGCAGGAGCATTTGATGAGCCTACTAAATTTGCACAAGGATTTATTCAAAAGTACATAGCCTTTATGACAAATGAAATAAAAAAAGTTAAACAACAATCTACTAAAGATGCTAAATTACAAAAACAGGTAGCAGGTGTAAAATTTATAAGAAAAAATTTAAAAAGTATTGTAGCAGTATATGATTTGTATTTAAAAATCATAGAAGCAAAAATTAAGATTATTAGGAAATTAGAAATAATTAGACAAATGCCTACATTCAAAGAAACAGAAAATGGGTATGAAGTAACAGGCGAAGAAGGATTTGTTGCAGTTGATAGAAAGGGTAATGCTTTGAAACTAGTTGATAGATTAGAGTTTAGTAAATTAAACTTTGGCTCAGGGAGGCCTGGAGCATAATGGAATTTAAATTAATAGATAAAGAAATATCAGAAGCAAGACTATGGCGTCAAAGTAGACAATTTGGCGAGATGGACGGACGAGGTATTGCTGATTTATTATATCTAAGTTTTTTATCGTTGCTTACATTTGCAAAAGATGATTATAAATCCGATTATGCTAAAGCATATGCAAGACAAACTTCGCAGTATGGTACTTTTACTATGTTTAGGAGCCATGCTACAGACATTTACCTTTTAGCATATCAAGTAAAAAATCCAAAGAACAAACATATTAGTTTAAAAAACAACATAGAAAGTACTAGATTTTTAAAAAGTCTATCTTTTGATTCTAGAAAATTTTATTTCATATTATCTAAAATTGCAAGAGGCAATCTCAATAAAAGCGAAATATCTACATACCTTTTTAGATTAGAAACACAACTTAAAATATCAAATGCAAACTTTAAGCAATATAGACGTTTAATAAATGATTGGGAAAATTTAAAATTTGCACAACGGCAATATGTTACTAGCAAACTTATCCAAGACTTTAGACGATTAGGTCGAGGAAGTGAACTAGTCTCATCTTTAAACGATATGGCAAAATACAAAAAATATAGAATATCAGATGAAGTTAAAAGAAGGAGTTATAAAAAACCGAAACCTTCAGCAACTTCAAGAGTAGTTGGTACAGCCGCAGGTGCAATAGCAGGTAGGTATGTTGGCAAAAAGGTTGCAAAAAAGTTGGGCAAAGATATTGATAAATATAAGAAGTACGGTACAGGTATAGGCGCAATAGCAGGTTATTGGGCAAGTGGCCGGAAGAAACAACAATGAAAATAAACGAGATAATTTTAAAAGAAGAAGCATTTAGTCCTCAAGAGTTGACGGCTTATGCATCATCTCTTTATCAATTAGGTAGAAGTAGGGAAGCAGTTTTAACTTTGCAAATTGCTTCTGATCCTAAATATAATAACTCGATTGATGCTATTCAAGGTGAAGTTGCACGTCGAATCTCTTCAATGACTGGCGGCGATAAAGAAGCATCTGCACAAGAGTTTGATTCAGCAAAAAATAATTATATAAAAGCATTTGGTGGCAGTCCTAAATCTAGTCCTAAATCTAGTGAAGAACCTAGATCACGAGGTGCCCAAGTAGGTAATACAAATGCTAGAAAATATAATAGACTTACAGGTACTAGTTACAGACAAAAAGCCAAAGATGTTTGGGACGCAAATAAAATTGATACAACAAGTTTTGGTTCAACGGTAGACACATCTGTAAATTTAGGTCGAAAAATTAATTCAAAATTAGGAAACTATACACCTAGATCATCTAAATAAAAACTTTTAAATTTGATAAATAAGTGCATAAGATACTTTTACAGTATCTGTGTTTAAGGAGAATTATAATGGCACAATCAGATAGAAGAGCGGCGGCGGCTGGTGAGTTTATTGGTAAAGATGTATTCTTAAAAAGTTTTCAACAACAATCAGGAAACATTTCAGCAACTCAATTAACAGCACTAGTTAGTTCAG